CACAGGGAACGTTAGCCCCGCATCACCAAGACAGATATGCAACGCATCTGAATTTGTAACTAAGGCAACCAATGAAGAAATATCAAACTTTGCAAAAGAACAATTAGAGGTTCTTGACGATAAACACCCACAATAAACAACGGCCCCTCGGGGCCTTTTTCATTTAAGGAGTTAAAAGAATGAAATCCGTTATGACACCACAACAACTATTTACAAAAGTTGAAAAGCCTAAAACACAAAGGTCTACCTTCGACCGTTCGCATGGCTTAAAAACTACTTTCGACGCAGGAAAATTAATTCCAATATACTGTGACGAAGCACTACCTGGGGACACGTTTCAAATGAACGCATCACTATTCGGTAGACTCTCAACACCATTAAAACCCGTTATGGACAACATAGCTTTAGATGTACACTTTTTTAGTGTACCTATTAGACTCGTATGGGATAACTTCAAAAGGTTTATGGGAGAGCAAGACAATCCGGCAGACACTACGGACTACTTAATGCCAACAATGACTGCACCAGTTGGTGGATATGCAGAAGGCTCAATGATGGATTATTTAGGTATTCCAACAAAAATAGGAAGCCTTGAACATAGATCAGATTTCTTAAGAGCAATACACCTAATTTACAATGAATGGTATAGAGATGAAAACTTACAAGATTCCGTTACAGTCGATAAAGGAGACGGTCCAGACACTTATACTGATTATAACAGTCTATTGCCTAGAGGGAAAAGAAAGGACTACTTTACAAGTGCACTACCATGGACACAAAAAGCGGACCCTGTATCATTACCACTTGGAACTTCGGCTCCAATTAAAACAGATTCTGGATTTACTACGCCATATCTTACTATTTTAGATTCTTCAGACACACCTAGAAACATGGGAACAGATTCAGTTAATGCATTCCTTAGAGCAGGAGCAACAACAGACAACCCAATATATACAGATTTATCAAACGCTACAGCAGCAACAATAAATCAACTAAGAGAAGCATTTCAACTTCAAAAAATGTTCGAAAAAGACGCCAGAGGCGGGACTCGTTATACAGAAATGGTATATTCTCATTTCGGAGTTATATCACCAGACGCGAGACAAATGCGCCCAGAATATTTAGGCGGCGGGTCATCATATGTAAATATATCCCCTATCGCTCAACAGTCTGAAGGTGGTACTACACCACAAGGTAACTTAGCTGCAATGGGAACAGTAAGTTCAAATGGCAGAGGATTTATCAAGTCATTCACAGAACACGAAATCATTATCGGTTTCGTTTCAGCAAGAGCAGACCTTAATTATCAACAAGGTCTTAATAAAATGTGGAGTAGGTCAACTAGATACGATCACTATTTCCCAAGCTTCGCACACCTAGGCGAGCAAGCTGTACTAAACAAAGAAATATATGCACAAGGTACAGCAGCAGACGATAACGTTTTCGGATACCAAGAAAGATATGCGGAATATAGATATAAGCCATCTATCGTTACAGGACTATTCAGATCTAACGCAACAGCTTCATTAGACGTATGGCATTTATCACAAGATTTCTCTGCACTTCCTGCGTTAAATGCATCATTCATAGAAGAGAACCCACCAATTGATAGAATTGTAGCAGTTACAACGGAACCAAACTTTATATTGGATGTATATTTCAATTTAAAATGTACTAGACCAATGCCAACATACTCGGTCCCAGGTCTCATTGATCACTTCTAGATATTAACCTACAAGACAAATGGGCCTTCGGGCCCATAGTCGGAGACAAAGGAGAAAAAATGGGATTATCATTAGGCAGTATCGCAACAGCAATAGCTCCCTCTTTAGTAGCGGGAGCAGCCGGCTATTTTGGTCAAAAAGAGACCAATAAAGCCAACAAACAAATGTCCAATCAACAAATGGCATTCCAAGAAAGAATGTCAAACACAGCTCATCGTAGAGAGGTCGAAGACCTCAAAGCCGCAGGCCTTAACCCAATACTGTCCGCAGGCGGACAGGGTGCATCATCACCATCAGGGTCAATGGCACAAATGGGTAACGTGCTTGAAGCAGGAATTTCTTCTGCTATGCAAGCAAAACAACTTCAAAAAGACCTACAGAGCACAGATTCAAAAATAAAGGTCGATAAAGCATCTAAAACTCTACTTGATCAACAAAAGCTCACTTCTCAAAACACCGCAGAAAAAACTAAAAGAGAAACGGAGATATTAAAACGAGAAGTAGACACAATGAAAGACGAAGCATCTTTCAGAAAAGAAAAAGCTAAAGTAGATGAAAAATACTACGAAGCAGAAAAACTCACCCGACTAGTAGGCGCAGGCCTTTCAAACATAGCGGGAGGAGTAGCAGGCGGAATGATTGGAGGCTCAATCAAAGGAGTCAAAAAAGGTTTCAGCAAAAAAAGCCCATGGCAAAAAGCCACGGACAACGCAGCAAAAAAACGTAAAGCGGTAAGACGCAAACCACATTAGGAGACAACATGCAAAAAACAAGTAAATTAACACGTCACGTAAAAGCAGTACAAATTGACTGCTCAAAACCTGTTCTTACAGACCAGAGTTTCAAAAAATCATGCGACATTAACAATATTGTTAAGTCATTCATGAAAACTGGAATGCTACCACCATCCAGAAAAGAAGGACATTACGGAGATTTCTCCGAAGTCCCTACACTAGAAGCGTCATTTAACGCCGCTCAGCTCGCTCAGGAAGCGTTCTATGATCTTCCGAGTGATATCCGTAAGCTTATGGACAACGACGCCTCTAAACTGGAATTATGGCTCTCAGACGAAAATAACCACGAAATGGCCTACCAACATGGCCTACTTGAGAAAAAAGCTCAAGCTGCCGATACAGTAAAACATGATAATATTAGTACTGATACAGGAGCAGCTAATGCAACTACTAGCGATTAAAATATTCAAGCTAGTCTTCCACAGTTATATCGTGGAAAAACTAGAGGTTTACGTTAAAAAAACGGAGACCGATATCGATGATAAAGGACTTCTATCATTGATTAAATTTGTAAACTCGTTGTAAAATTTAAAAAAGGGCATATAAGGAACTTGATATTATATGCCCACTGACACCCCACAGAGTGTCAGAAATAAAATTCAAACAAAAATAGGAGAAAAACATGGCTTTTCGAAAAAAGTTAAACAAACGTAAAAGTAATAAGAATTTTAAAAAAGGAATGGGAGTTAATAAAAAAAATATTAAACCCCTTTCCACACGTGGCGGGTACAGATTCTAGATGTGCCTATTCCCCGTTAGAGCCCAAAGACAAGAGTTCGGTAGACCGAAACTAGACGCAGAAGGAGACTTATGTCTCCCTTGCGGCAAATGCATGGAATGCAAATCAAAAAGGGCTGTAGACTGGGCAACAAGATGCCGCCACGAAATAGCATGTCACAATGAGAACTGCTTCATCACATTAACGTATGACAATGACTCACTACCAAGTTACTTAATCGTCAAGGACGAATTTCAAAAGTTTATTAAAAAACTAAGAAAAAAAACAAAAAGTAAGCTAAAATATATTGTCAGTCATGAATACGGTGGTAAGACAGGACGTCCTCATCATCATGCAATCATCTTCGGGTGGAACCCTTCTAAGCAAGAGTTCCTCAGAGAGGCTCCTTCTGGGGAGCCTCTTTTTATATCCGAAGAAGTCAATCAACTTTGGCCACACGGCTATCATTCCATAGGTACAGCAAATGAAAAAACTGCTTATTATATCGCTGCATATAGTCTTAAGTCTAGCACTCATGACGTTATTAATGACGACAATGGCCAAATCATACAGGTATCGGATTCAATGGACGCCTCAAAAAATAAAGCTATTGGATATGAATACTTTCTTAAAAACGCTGAACAACTAGTAAATAGTTCTTGTCAACTTCCAAGATATTATGTCAAACTTTTGGAAAGACATTTTCCAGACCTACTTGAAGTTTACGAAAACGAAAGTATGATCAAAAACAACAAACAACGCTCAGCACACGAAAAACTAGCGAAATTTGTTATAGGAGAACAAAAAACAGAGCTCCACAGAGACGGGATTCGATCTGCTCCCGACAAACGTTTCAGTAACGAGTTCTATAAACAACATCTCAAACATGAAAGAGATGTATATAAACAAACAATCGATAAGGAGATGATTCGATGACAAAATTAGAAATGTATTCAGTAAAAGACACAAAAAGCCAATTATTTGGAATGCCTCATTTTCAACAATCAGACGGCGTAGCTATTAGATCTTTCTCAACTGCTTGTGAAGATCAAAACACAGATTTAAACAAGTACCCTTCAGATTTCTCGCTTTACCACGTAGGATCCTACGACATTAGCACAGGGAACGTTAGCCCCGCATCACCAAGACAGATATGCAACGCATCTGAATTTGTAACTAAGGCAACCAATGAAGAAATATCAAACTTTGCAAAAGA